TCGCTGGCACTGGTGTTGGTAAGTCTTTGTTTATGTGTCATGTCTCAAGTAGTGTTCTACTCCAAGGCAAGAATGTATTATACATCACGCTTGAGATGGCTGAGGAGAAGATTGCTGAAAGAATTGATGCTAATCTTCTAAATATAGGAGTCCAACAGTTGACAGATATTCCTCGTCAAATGTTCGAGAACAAGGTAACTAAGTTATCTGAGAAAACACAGGGTGCTCTCATCATTAAAGAATACCCTACTGCCTCTGCACACTCAGGACACTTCAAAGGTTTGTTGAATGAACTTGCATTAAAGAAATCATTCAAACCAGATATTATATTCATTGACTATCTAAACATATGTGCTTCATCACGTTACAGGGCTGGATCAAATGTTAATTCGTATTCCTATATTAAGGCGATTGCTGAAGAGCTCCGTGGTCTTGCAGTGGAAACTAATGTACCTATCGTCTCCGCCACTCAGACGACTCGTTCTGGTTTTAGTAGTAGTGATGTTGACCTTACTGATACGTCAGAATCCTTTGGTCTCCCTGCCACTGCTGATCTTATGTTCGCTCTTATTAGTACGGAGGAACTTGAGGAGGTAAATCAGATCATGGTTAAACAGTTGAAGAACAGATACAACGACCCAACCATGAACAAGAGATTTGTGATCGGTATTGACCGTGCAAAGATGAGATTATATGACGTAGATCAGAATGCTCAAAGTGATATAGTTGACAGCGGCCAAGGAGTAGAGTATAATAGTGAAGAAGAAACTAAAAAAATTAAAAACAAGTTTGCTACTTTGAAATTCTGATGACTATTGATTTTAAAAGGTACGAGACATTTGTAGATGCCGTAACTTCTGACGCTTCAAAAGACTTTGTTAATCTTGCTGACCGTATGGTTGAGTTAGATGGACAGGGTGCAAATATAGAAAGACTTCTTACTGCCGCAGTTGGTATGTCTGCTGAAGCTGGTGAGTTCACTGAGATTGTGAAGAAGATGGTATTTCAAGGTAAGCCATGGAATGCTGCAAATAAACATCACCTCATCACAGAACTAGGTGATATCATGTGGTACGTTGCAAATGCTTGTATGGCATTAGAGGTATCATTTGATGATGTAGTTGAAACAAATATCAAGAAATTAGAGAAAAGATACCCAGGCGGAAGTTTTGATGCACACTATTCAGAGAACAGACTAGAAGGTGATCTCTAAATAATCATGTTCCTGTTAGATGATGTGATCTTTGATGAGGAACTTCGTATCCCCAAAGAAACAGAGGCACATTTTCCGATTAAGTGGTATGATTTAGATACCCAACACAGGTATCAAAAGACTTGTTTGGCTCTTACGAAAATTGTAAGTGAGTATTATGATCTGTCCACATCTATTGGATACGAATTTTGGATTCATCATAACACTCGTCCTACAGAATGGCATATTGATAAAGATGAGAAAGCAATGAATGAGGAGGGGGTTCTTAGTTGCCCTCTTTGTTCTATAGTATATTATCCTCTAGTAGAAGATGTTACTGGAGGAAGATTATGTCTTCTAGATGAGAACCTAGAGACAGATGTTACCATAGTTCCAAAACAAAACAGGTTAATTGTTTTGCCTTCTGGACAGAGACATTATGTAGAACCCTTTGAGGGTAAGAGAGTATCATTTATAATCAACCCTTGGGACAAATTAATTTCTAGAGAGTAAGCATGACTACCGTTTCTCCAGACTATCAACAAAGAGGACAGTTTAATCCTTATTATACTATGAAGTCTGCTGTCATAGCGTCAGCACATACTGCTCTTGTAAAAAAATATAAGGATGAAAAATTTACACAGAAAGATCTATTCTTTAAGTGTGTTGATGTGGGAAGTGGAGATTTGATATACAGTACATCAAGTAGAGCTGCATTTACATTTCAGATCGCACTGAATAAAAAAGAAAATATTATTCCATATTATATAAAAGGAGCACAAGCAAGTGCAGTGGGTCATCTAGGTATGTCTTCTAGGAAACCAGCAACTCAATCTTCAAACGTAAATGAATTTATGAGTGTCTACTTTCTAGTTCAACCTGACATGACACCAGAGGCTCTCCAAAAATACATTACAAGTCAGAGTGGATCAACAGGTGTTTTTTATGGTTCTGGTAAACCAGTTACATTTTCAGATGTAGTTGATCTTATAGACGCTGACCAGACTCCAGAGAGGGATATTAATATTGGAAGAAACAATGCAATTGCAATAAGAAAAGATATAAAAGGAAAAGGAATGGGTGCGGTTTACTGGACTCCTCAAGCAAAACCAGGCAATGTATCACCAAACAATCCATCAGACGTTGTTGTAACATTGGGTGATGGATCACTTCAAGGATATTCAAATAAGATAGCATCTGGAAAAGATGCTACACCTAAGTTCAACACAAACATCTTTGCTTTTTATGGTAAGTTAGGTGATGGTGGACAACTATCTTCGATTCAAAGTATGATTGATAACGCTTGGAATACTGCTGCTAGGAATGTAACTAGTGAAAACGCAGCTGGTGCTTTGAATAGTATAAGTATAGAGAATGAACCATATAGTGAGTCAGGTTCTAGGAATACTTTCGCTACAATAGCAAGACAATTTATTGTAGACGGATTGGATTTTTATGGAAAAGATTTTTACTATCCATATCGAAATAATTTAATTGAAGGGTTTAAAAATTATCTAGTAAACCCAATGAATCTATCATATATGTTAAGGACAATATACTTTTATACATATGATGATCCTAGTAAAGCATTTACTCCGTGTCCATATAAACTTTTGATAGGACAAACTGCTGGATCTAGTAGTATAAAGTCTATTTCTGACGATACTATGTTGAAATCTATGTTGATTGCGAATCCAGCAGAGTATTCTAAGGTAACTGGATACTATGATGGAACATCTCAGTCTTTCAAGATGTCATTCAAGTATAAGACTAAGACTGTAAACATACCAATAACTTGTAGAACAAGAGCCGCTGGAGGATGGTCTGGTAAATCATTATATATTACCACCTCTGGAGTAAAGTTCTTATCTTAAATAAATAAAACTGTAATCGTATACTGAATTCTGTGAAGTCGTTCGGACAATTTCTTGTAGAAGCTGTAAAAACAGCTGCATCCACAGAGGCCAAGCTCAAAGGTTTGAAGGGCGATGGTCATGGTGGATGGTACGATGCTAAAGGAAATTTTGTTGCTAAAACTGTCAACGGTAAATTACAATACACAGGAGGAAAAGGCGCTGCACCAACCGAAGATCCTAAAACAACTAAGGTTGCTACTCCAGAGGCACCAAAAGCAAAACCAAAAGCACCTGTTCAATCTGCCCCTGCTTCAAAACCAAAAGCAAAGGAAGATCCCACTGATGGTGTTACCAAGGCTCCAGAACCTGGCGAAGCTGATCAACAGACGGCAGAGGTTATGGGTGTTCCCACGAGTGAAGGAGCGGTAATAGTATTTGGTAGATTCAATCCACCAACAATAGGACACGAAAAATTATTAAAGAAAGCATCATCTGAAGCAGATAGATTGGGATTTGACTTGAAGATATATCCAAGTCGTACTGTAGATGCTAAGAAGAACCCACTACAGCCTGGTGCTAAAGTAGAATATATGAAGAAAATGTTCCCTGATTATGAAGAGGGAATCAAAGATGATCCAAATGCAAGAACTATATTTGATGTTCTCGAAGCGTGTTTCAATCTAGGATATAAGGCAGTCACAATAGTTGTAGGACAGGATAGACTCTCTGAGTTTCAGAGTCTTGCACAGAAATATAACGGTGACTTGTATGATTTTGAAGATCTTCAAGTCATATCTGCTGGTGCAAGAGATCCAGACTCAGAAGGAATTGAAGGTATGTCTGCATCCAAGATGAGAGATGCAGTAGCAAAGGATGACTTCAAATCATTCGCAAAAGGTATTCCCAACATAGGTAATATGGAGAAGAAGAATCTCTTCAATCTCATTCAGAAATCTATGGGAGCAACTGATGAACAACTTAGAGGGTCTGTTGCAGCAGAGACATGGGAGTATGCACCTAAGTTAGATCCTTTTGGATTGAGAGTTGCTTACCTAAGAGAGGATATATTCAAGATTGGATCTCTGGTAGAGAATGTAAACACTGGAGTCAGAGGTAGAATTACAAGAAGATGTGCGAATCATGTTATCGTGCAGACCCCAGAGTCCACTATGTTTAAGGCATGGTTGAGAGATTTGGTAGAAGCATTTGATGTAGGGACGGATGAGTATAGAAGGTATGTGCAGTCTATGACTCCAGGCCAAGGTGATAAGAAGTTTCATAATAAGCCAGATATCAAACCAATAACCATTGGATCTTACTATGATGGTAAGAAAGTAAAGAACCCTAACGACCCTGCCAGTGGGCCTGGAACAAAGTACAACGACACATCTATACCTTACAAAGTTGGAAAGGGATAAATAAGGATAGACAAAGGATTCTGTTTAAAATTTACTACCATGACTGACGATTTAACTAAAGCATATTCTTCAATTTACAAAAAGGAAGAGGAGAGTAAACCAGAACAGGTACAAGAAATTGTAGGTGCGGTTTTAGGCGCTGCTACTGCCTTAAACGCTGCGAATACTGTTAGAAAGATAATTACTCCGAAGAAAAAACCAACAACTACTACTACCACTACAACAAATGAGGATGTTGCAATCACTCATTTGGATGGTAGTACTACTGAGGTAGTAGACGTAGTAAAAACAGAACCATTAGGTAATCCAGACGATAAGTTAGCAAGTAGACTTTGGGATCAAGTTGCTGCAAACCTTGACACACTAGGAGAAATGTACGGTGCTTCATTTGATGTAGTTGAATTGGAAGAGAAAAAGAAAGAGAAAAAATTAGATCCAGTTGGTAAGGAAGATGAGGATGTGGACAATGATGGTGACGTAGATGATTCAGATTCTTACATCAAGAACAAGAGAGATGCCATAGGTAAGGCAATGGGTAAGAAGAAAGGTAAGGATATGAAAGAGGAAGCAGAACAAATAGATGAGGTTGACTGCTGGGATACTCATAAGAAAGTTGGAATGAAGAAGAAAGGTGGTAAGATGGTTAACGATTGCCGTCCTAAGAATGAAGGTTTCAACGTCAAGAGTCCAGTTGTATTCTCAAAACCAGAAGAGAAAACAGAAGAAGCTATCTCAGAAGAGACAGTAGAAAAATACGCAAGTTCAATTTCTAAGGCACACAAAGCTATCAAGAAGTAATGAAATCCTTTGATAAATTTAGATATGGTATATCCAGTCTTCGTGAGATGGCGGTTGGTGGTTATCAAACCTCGATACCCCCATCACTTAGGAAAAATAGCGGGCAAAATAAATCAGATCAAAGAAATGAGATCTCCCCAACAGCAGCTGCTGACTCTTCTTTAAAATCAAGTTCCAAATCTGGAAAAGGATTGAATCAAAACTTTGGTTCTTTACCACCAGCTGGCGGTACTACTGCTGATGTTAGAGCGAAAAGAGCTAAAGCAAGTGGAAATAAGAACTATGTGGATGACCGCTTCAAAAATAGGGGTGGTGGTGTTGCTGGAACGATAGCTAGAAATAAAACAAGAGCTAAGAAATTTGCAAGTAGTTCCGCTGGCAGAAAAACTGGTAGGGCTTTAGCGGGCGCTGGTAAAGAACTATTACAATATAAACCTGATAAGGAAAGAACTGATACTGGTCAAGGCGGTATGGGAACTGGTTTGAGAGCTATGACTGGTGTTGGACAAGCAGCAGTAGCTGGTGCAATCAATGCCCCTGCTGAAAGAATTAATCCTAAATCAAGAAAGACTCTTGGTGGAAAACTTCTAAACGTAGGTAAAGAAAGATTCCAAAAATCAATTGGAGTAGAGCCAACAGGTAGAACAGAGCAAGGTAGAAAAGTAACAGGTGACACTGGTAAATCAGCTGAAAAGGAAAGGCAGCAAAATATAAGTACGTCTAGAAGTAAAGCTACAGGGGAAACAAAAAAGGAAGCTGAAAAAAAAGTAAAGAAAGAGGTTGAAAAAAATGTTACCACAGGAGCAGAGTATAAGGGTGCATCATCAGGAGGAAAGAGTAAAGAGAAACCTAAAACTAAAAAAACAAAAATCACTGGTGATAAGGAACCCTCTGAAACAGGCATGGATATGCTTAATCAGAGAGTAAGGAATACGCAAAGTTCTGATGAACAGGACAAAGAGATAGAGAACCGAAGGAATAACACACCTAAGAAATCAAATGTCAACCAGAGCGAAGATGATAAACAAACTCAGGAAAGATTAAGGGCAGGATGGTCTACTAGAACAACTGCATCATCAGGAGGAAAGAGAAAACAGAATAAAAAAAAGAAAAACAACTCATCATCCATTGTAAAATCACAGCCAAGCACACCAACGAAAAGTTTTACGAAGTTTCAACAAGACTCTAGACCAGCATCAGAACGAACTATTGATGTTACGCCTATAGAAGATGATAAACCAAAACTTCTGTCAGGTGGTAGTTCCCCAAGAGTTGCAAACGTTACAAAAAGGAAGAGGGGCCAGAAAAAAGGAAGTAAACAAGGTAGAAAGGCAACTAGAGCAAGTAAAAAAGAGTTAACAAGGAACAAAGCAAACGCAGAAATCATTAAACTTAGAAAAGAGGAGACCACTATGAATCTTAAAGAAATGAATCAAATAGCCGCGAGAAGAGAGTTGGCAAAAGAAAAAGGTGGTGGAAAGATGAGAACATATTCACAGATCAAACAAGATCAATTGAAAACTAAGAGAGATGCTCAAGTAAGATCTGGCCAGATTGTTACGGTGTCAGATGAGTATGAGTATTCTCATTGGCGTGAAGAGTTTCTATGGGAGGTTGATAAGAAGTATCCTGATAAGGTAAAGGAAATCAAACCTATGACTGGTAAGAACACCATTACAATCAACCCAGAAGATGAGTCTTCTAAATACAAGAGAGGATATTAAAGAACCATGATTACTAACATAAAAGGAGCTCAAGCAGCATGTGGTACTGACGCTGCAGGCGCCTCTACATTCAGTAGTGCGACAGTGGTTCGTCTCTGCAATAATGGTGGCACTGCAAGATTGATAAGTGTTATAGATTCTGTTGGTGGATCAACAACAATCGGAACCTTCACCATGCCAGGCAACACTGTTGAGTTTGTAGAAAAGAAATCAACCGAAGCAATATTTGCAGCAGACGCTAGTGTCTTGGGATCACCTGTAGGATACTCAATATCTTAGTTGTCAAATCAACAAAAACTGTCTATAATCTAAGGTAGTAAACTAAATATTTTTAAATCTTTATGGGGTTTATGGATATAATAAGAAAGATAGGCAACCCATTTAAGGGATTACTTCAGTTACCAAGAATGGTAAACAGAGTAGAACCAAAAGAATTTGTGTACGGATATGATTTATATTCAGAGATGCCATCAGGGTTGTTGGGGTCAACGCCGCCAATAATAGATGACTGGTTTGGCCAATCACCAGAAATTCCATACCCCTATGATGGTGTGCCACAGAAAGAGAAGACAATACATGAAAAGATGTATGAATTATCATCACAAAATCTTAACATTGGAGGTTCGGAGACCCTGACATAAGTGCGTATTTATACCTAGTGTGTTATTATAAATAATAATGTACTGGAGTTGAAACTATCATGTCCCACTACACACTTGGTTGGCACGACCAACTAAATGAGTATCACGAAATTGGCGAATATGCCACAGACGCTTTTGAAGCAGTAAAATTTGCAAGAGAGGATGTACCTTATCTACAGGTGCATCCTTTTTCTTTGGATAAAATTACGGAGATCAAATGAAAGACCTTCCTATCACATCAACCTTGCTTATTTTTATAACTATCGGAACCGCACTATGGTTCTATCCACACTACGCTTGGTCACACCCTATACTTGTATGAAAAAATTTAACACATTAGTTCTAGATGTAACGATTTATATCTTAGATTTTCTTTACAGAGGTAGAGATTTTCAAAGGTTCTGGGTTCTGGAAGTCATTGCCAGGGCACCATACTTCTCATTTATCAGTGTGTTACATTTCCGTGAGTCACTTGGATTACGAGGAGAGGATCATATATACTTGATGAAAGAACACTTCTATCAGGCACTCAATGAAACTGAACACTTGGAAGAAATGGAGCTTAGAGAAGGTAACAGGTATTGGATTGACCGCTTCTTTGCCAAACATCTTGTTTTACTTTATTATTGGATTATGGTTGGGTACTATCTTTCTAGTCCTAAGAACGCTTATGACATCAACATGAAAATTGAGAAGCATGCTTATGAAACTTATGTGAAGTATAGTGCATATCATCCAGAAGATGAAAAGATTATGGAGATTGCTCAAGATGAACTCAAACATGCAAGGGAATTACAACATGCGATGGCTCTGATAAGTTGACTATGACTACATAGTATAAACTTATCAATACTATTAGTAAATGTTATCTACTCAATACCGTCTTCGGTTAGAAGGCATCTGCAAAGACATTGCATCAGGAACAGAAGTGAGTATGAATGATATGATATGGGCCCAGAAATTAGCAAAAGCAAACACATCAGCAAGGGGTATGCTAAACACAGCGAGAAGAATGACGCAGAACCCGAACGATTCTTTTCTGAATAACTTGAACATAGGAGACCCCGATTCAAGTAATCACAAAAGGGGTTTCGGTTCACCAGATGAAATAGTAAATTGGTTCAAACCAGATCGTAGCGATGATTGGAGACAGAGGGATTAAATGGGATGGACAGGGGATGTAGTATGGTCTGTAGTTCTCATGGTTATATTTCTCTGTCTTGCCGTATCTGCAATTATATACTATATTATTAGATATGATTACTATTTTCCGAACGATCTTACTGACTCTCATGATGACCACGCCAGTCATGGCAAGTCCCATTGATGATAGAGACCAGTTTTATGATGATATCTATGAGGCATATTACAATGCAATAAGAGAACATAGAATGAAGGATAAAACTCCAGCAGAAGATTCTATAAATAAGGCACTTATGGAGTTTAATTATGGGAGCTATGGTGCCACCCAGTCGGAAGAGTTGTTACAACTTCCGAGTGACGAAGATCAACAGGGTAGTTGACGGAGATACAATAGACGTAACTATAGATCTAGGTTTTGATCTTGCAAAAAAAGAAAGAGTCCGTATAGCTGGAGTCGATACGCCTGAGAAGAGGACGAGAGACTTGGAAGAGAAAGCATTAGGACTTGATGCTACTGCATGGATGAAGAAACATCTAGAAGAAACTATTAAAGGAGAAGATGAACTTACTATTAGAACCGAACTCAAAGGTGGTATGGGTAAGTACGGTAGGCTTCTTGGCTGGTTATATGTTGGCGAAAGCGATGTATCGTTAAACGAAAAGATGATTACTGAGGGGTATGCTTGGGAGTATGATGGTGGTACAAAGAAGAAAGACTTTGAAGAGTTGAGAGAGATAAGAAGAGCAAACGGTACACTAAACGAGGGTTAATTTAATGAAAAACATTCCAATCCCAGTGCTTACATTTCTAGCAGTACAATTAGGTGGTGCTATATGGTGGGGTGCTCAGATAGATCATAAGGTAAAACTTGTGGAAGAAAATCGTAGATATATTCAAGAGGTCGTAATTCCGTCTTATGAGATTAGTGATAGTTGGAATAATCCACACTATAATAACTGGTTAAAAGCAGGTGGTTGGAAAGACTAAATAAAACAAATTCAATAAAACTATGTTACAGAAAATAGTAAA